GTTAATTGTTAATATTAATGTTAATAATCGTGTTACTATTATTTGCAGCATCGATATATTGACGTCTACATGATCTAGTCATGTTGTGCTATATCATAGTGATGCTGCGTCTATCTATATGATGCTATCAGTATCAGTCATGATCGTGTGATAACATCATGATGATAATATAACACTGTAGTTTTACTTTGTCAAATAATAATTTATATTATTTTATAACTATATTACACTATAAACTATTGATATATAATGATATAAGATTGATACTAAAAAATAATCTAAAAACATCTTAATAAATATACATGATTATTGTAGTTATTATATATAGTGTGTGATTGCAGCGTTAATATTGTTACGTATATTTGCTGTATAGCTATTGATTTATGCTCAAAAATATGGTATTAATGCATTATATTTTAAGGGATGTTTGTTAATGCTGGGTTTTGTCGCTTACTAACATATTTTATACACTTATCTAACTGTGTATATTTTAACCAGGTCTTACAGCTAACTAATCAATCTAATCTGCATCTAATAATCGTATTCGATATTATCGTATTCGGTTTTATAGTGGGGTATATCTAATCTTAGCTTAAGATTTGCAACTGTTTTTATATCTACACTTATCACTTACTTAATAGCACAATTACTGTTCAGGTATATTAATACGATGATTACATGTGATTTTATCAACATTACGTATAGTGGATACCGTCTCTTATAGGATACTGGAAACAGGTCTTGTAGATATTGGATTACATTGTTGTAGGTAATGGATTACATCATTACTCATATATATACATGTGTTCCACGTGAAACATATATATATAGTGTATGGGGTAGGGGTTCTATTATAGTTATGGTATGGGTATACCCCCTAAAGTAATTATATCTATATATATACCTATAACCATTCTTCTATAGTTGGATAATTTCAAATACTATAGTACATAAACTGTACAATCATTTGATTAATAATTTCTGATGTATCGATAACTGGCTAGGACTTTAACTGGAGGTAGTATGAAGTATTTTATTAGATTTGTTATAGGTAATGTACGGGTATGGATAGCAGGTAGATTCTATTTTTATAAAGATCTTCATGGCAGGAGGTACAGAGATGTATACAAATGATAGCGAGAGTAACTACTTTGACACATTGGTTACAGAGTGTAGTGCATGCAAAGTATTAGAAGAGCTTAGGGAGAACAACGCTAAGAGAAGAGAGGTGTGCGCTATGTTAGAAGAAAGGAATAGATGTCTTGAGGAAAGGGTTAAAGACCTAGAAGGCAAGTTATCTAGGGCAGTAAGAAAGCTTAGCTTTATGAATGGTAAGTATGGCGATAACTCCTTTGGTAGAGAATGATAGCTGGCTAGGTGTTAGTGCGAAGATAAGGTCTTGGACTTCGTGAGGAGACCCCCTCTTTTGGGAAGCCCTTATATGCCTCTTGCTGGGTAAATGGAAAGTATTTACTAATTTTAAAATATTCTTGTTATAACAATATCGTGTGGTGTATATTTATTATATATGATACAAGAAAGCAATAATTACATATTTAATCCTGACAAAGTAGTAAAGAAAATCTCTAATAAAGAGCGTAGAGCTCAAATGCGACAAAGGACAGGCTCTAGAGGGGATAAGGTAAGAAGGTTTAGAAAGATGTTTGGCTTAAAACTAAGCGAGCTTGGGTTGCTCCTCAACAAGAAGCCAAAGACTATAGAGAAATGGGAAGACTATAACCGAGGCGTACCTGTAGGATATGCCATAATGCTGGATAAACTATCTAAGGGAAAGATGGCTGTATTTACTGAAGTGCCACCTATTATGCTCCTGCCTAAAGATGAGCAATCAGATATCCTTCGTAGGTGGAACATTATGAAGACGATTAGAAACCATAGGGGTAATTATCTTTATCCTTGTATTGTTAGGAACGGGTTGTAGATATGTGGATACAAATTTGGATACTTATTATTTTATTACTATTAATACTAGGGATACAAGCAGCAACTGACAAGATGAAACAGAAAGGAACTATTGGTTCATTTAGTAAAGCAGCTAAGAAAGCTGGTAAGAGTACAGGAGCAATGGCTACTAAGGTACTTAATAATCCTAAGGCAAGCCCAGCTATGAAAAAGAAAGCTAACTTTGCTAAGAACGTTGCTAAAGCGAGGAAGAAATAATGCACCACGAGCATATAGACCCACAGCATCCATTCGATCTATCTTGGGTAACCCAAGTATTAGCTAGCGTTATGACGCACGTAGAAGGATGTGCAGACGCTCCTAACAGAGATACACTAGCTAAATCAATGAAAGATGCAATCATGCTGGCAATCAAACTAGATGATGAGTACAAACGCCATGAGACTAATAAAAAAGATTAAATGTATTATCCGTGGTTATTACCATGTGGTTAGATTCAGAGTGTGGTTGTGGTGGAGGACGAGGGAACAATTTAAAATGTTAGAGAAAAAGGTTAATTCTGCAAAAGAAGAGTTACGAAAAGAACAGGAGGATAATAAATGAAGAAAAAAACTATCACAATAAAAGCTAAAGTATATAAACCAAAGTCAAAAACTTATCCTAAAAAACCATTAGCAGAAGGAACTAAAGTAGAAAAAGAACATACGCCTAGTAAGAAATTAGCTGAAACAATAGCTAAGAATCATTTAGATGAAGACAAGTCATACTACAAGAAACTTAAGAAAGTAGAAAAGAAGAAGTAGTCATTATATATAGCGTTAGATTCTTGGGTGGTTTATGCGTTTTATTTATACAAATAATAAAGGATAAATATGGGCAAAATGATTAGTTTGGTTGGTAACTTAGGGGCTATAACGATCAATAGCGACTACATATACATGTTACGTATGGATTTTAACGTGTGCGACAATAGTTACGATGTTGTCCTGTACTATAAGATAGACAATTACGCGATGATACATCTAGCTAACGGCGACAAAGACGCGATGACAAGGTTTTATGCTGATGCGTCAGATAAGCTTGTAGATAGTAAGAGTTAAGCATGTATAAGCTAGCACTAGTAATGACTATTAAATTCCTGCTGATATGTCTAGCATTGATAGCATGCTTGGAAATCGTTGCTGTTATCATTACAGCAATTAAAATGTATCTAGGCAATGTAGCTATTTGCATACTATTAGTATTACCGTTACCGATAGCAATTTATTTTATATTTCTCAGGGATATCAAAAACGATCCATTTAATAGGTGAATAGTGACAATAACAACTAAATATAAATCATGGCTAATGATAGGCACCCCAGATCAAATAGGGCACGAGCTTAAAGTAGGCATGCTTGTAGAAACCAATGGTAATGGCGATAGCACACTGAAGCGTATCACGATACGCGGTCATATAGTGCATATGAACAGTTTTAACATTTACATCGGGACTGATATAGATACACATTCAGGGTGCGGGGAATATTTGGAAGAAGCTCGTAAGTATGGATACAGTAAAACATGGCAAGTAACTAAAAGTAATAACGTAGCCTGGATTAAGATAGTAGAAATGACAAAGCTAGAAAAAGTAGAAATAGGGAAACGATATATTGTTAAAGATATTTTCCATTTACTTAAAGTTGGTATGAAGGTTAAAGATATAAATAAATTTCCGGTTGACTCGTATGGTAAGATATCAGATATATCTAACAAATATTTTAAGATAAAATGTTATGGCGGGTCAATTATTACACTCCACAAAGAATATAGTGGGCATATCGAGATATTAGAAACACCAGAAGAAACAAAGACTATCTGGAATATGCTCGATACTCGTATGAAAGAATTGGAGAATACGCTGGCAACCTCAGAATTACCAATGCACACACATACAGTAGGTTTTTGTTGCGAAGAAATTCCAAGTCATACGCACAATATAATCACAACAGATAACCGCGGTTTAACTTTTACAGATGAAGACACGTGGTTTATCAGATCTACGGCAGAATTTATCAAACAACCAGAGGAAAATAAAATGTCACTAATATATAAATTCAAACAACTATTTACTACAGAGCCAACTAAGAGCCTAAAGAAAGCTGGATTTATAGACGATAACAGTTTCTTAACAAGCGAAGGTGGTGCAGTATTGCTTAAATGGTTATTAGATAAGAATATTGATGCATTCAAAGCAGAAGTAGTTGACCCAATTATAAAAGAGATGGATAAGGAATAAAATTATATGATAAACATGCTGGAGTTAGAAGGAGAAAATAAATTAGTCTTAACGCGACCGGAATTAATTAACTCCATAGTTTATGAAAAGTCATGGGGAGTTACTGTATATTTTATAGGAGAAAATGATTTTATTCACCTCTATGAAGGTGATGACGACCAAAAAGCAGAAAGTATTTATAAAAAAGCAAAAGAACTATGGTTTGATGTTATGAATTTTAATAATGGAGCAATAAGGGCAAATAAATGTTTATAATGCCTGATAAGTGTCATCTATTGGATCCAATATGGGATGAGATAGCTGCTGAACAAGGAATGTTAAGGCAGGAATTTATTAATAGTATAACAGAGGACAATATGCCATCAGAATCAATTAGGAGTAAAAAACAAATGCCGAGTACGTCACGCAAACAACAACGTTTTATGGGTATGGTAGATGAGGCAAAGAAAACAGGTAAAGCAAAAAGTCCTGCTATTGCTAAAGCTGCCAAATCAATGACAAAGAAGCAGGTAAAGGAATTTGCTTCTACTAAACAGAAAGGATTACCAATGAAGGTTAAAAAGAAAAGGAAGTAATTAGTAACTTCCTTTTTTAGTACCTTTAATAGCTTTTTGACGCTGTGATCTAATCATAGATCGCTTATTCTCTTCTCGAGCAGCGGTAGGTTGTTTTTTGCTTGTATCGCGCGCAGTCTTTTTCATGATAGTTCTCTTTAACAAAAAGAAACTATAGTAATTAATAACGAATAAAATGTCAAAGAAATTTGCAAGAGATGTACATTTCAAAGAGGGCGTTGTGCCATCAGAAAGGCAAATGGAAAAATTTATAAATCTTCTAACCGGAACAAAGTATGTTGCTGAATATCATTGCACGAAAGTAGAGGAATACATGCGGCAAGGAAAGAGTGTTGCTGCTGCTTGTGTGGAATTCAGGATCACTCCTGGTTGTTTTTATAGTTGGCTCAAAACTCACCCTGAATTTGCCGCCGCATATCAATATGGATTAGCATGTGCAGAGAAGTTTTGGGAAGATAAAGCCATGGAAGTTGTAACAGGAGAGAACGAGGTTAAAGCCGCGCCAGGCATGATTAAGTTTATGCTCGAGCGCAAATTTAAGAAAACCTATGGCAACAGTATAGATGTAACGAATAATGATAAAGATGACAAGTACGAAAAATTGTCTGATGAGGAATTAGATCAGAAAATAAAAATGATAAATAAAGAAATAGCTATTAGAGATTTTACTAAAAAGCATACTATAGATGTAGTGCCTGAGCGAATAGATGACAGATAGCAGATACCAGAAGATAGATTTATTAAATTGCTTAGACCAAAAGCTTGATAAGCTAAAGACTAATAGGCTGTCCCTGTTTTTTCCATCTGACGGCATATTTAAACGATCTCTTTACCCAAAACACATTAGCTTTTTTGAGGCAGGTACTAAGTACCGCGAACGAGCTATGATTGCCGCTAACCGCGTTGGAAAAACAGTGGCGGCCGGTGTTGAAATGTCATATCACCTAACAGGACTATACCCTAGGTGGTGGAAAGGTAGAAAATTCGATAAGCCGGTAGATTGTTGGGCAGCTGGCCAAACAAATCAAACAACCAGAGATATTATTCAACTTCTTTTACTAGGTAAACGCGGTGAAGAAGGAACAGGATTGATACCTGCAGATAAGTTAGAACGTTTTGTGTCAAAACAAGGCGTATCTGATGCGGTAGAAACTATCTATGTGAAGCATGTAACGGGAATGACAAGCGTTATAGGGCTAAAATCTTATGACCAAGGGCCTGAAAGCTTTATGGGTACAGCAAAAGATGTTATATGGCTAGATGAAGAGCCTAGCAGCGCCGTATATGCTGAATGCTTGACTCGTACAATGACGGTAGATGGTATGGTCATGTGTACCTTCACGCCTCTTAATGGGCTTTCTAGCGTTGTTTTAAGCTTCATGCCTAATGGTAAGATACCTGAAGAACAGGAAGGGTCAAAATTCATCATACAGATCACATGGAATGATGTGCCGCATCTTTCAGAAGAGTCAAAAAATCAATTATGGGCTAATTTGCCTCCTCATGAGCGCGATGCGCGTAGTCAAGGCATACCTACACTAGGTAGTGGAGCGGTATACCCAATTGTTGAAGAGGATATTTTAGTTCATCCATTCGATATACCAGGCTATTGGCCTAGATTTTTCGGTATGGATGTAGGTTGGAATAAAACAGCTTGCGCCTGGTTCGCGCTAGATAAGAATAGCGATGTTCTTTATCTCTATAACGAATATTACCGAGGAAAAGCTGAGGCAGCTGTTCATGCTGATGCAATTATGGCGCGTGGAGAATGGATTAAAGGTGTTATTGACCCAGCTTCGCGCGGAAGATCACAGCATGATGGCACTGCGCTTATTCAAGAATATAGAAATAAAGGTATGGATATTGATATTGCTGATAATTCAGTGGAGGCGGGAATATTTAAAGTATTTGACCGTATGTGCAGCGGAAGACTTAAGGTATTTACTACATGTATGGCGTGGCGTAACGAATTTAGAGTGTACAGAAGAGATCAAGAAGGAAAGATAGTAAAAGAAAACGATCATTTAATGGATGCAACTAGGTATGGAATTATGAGCGGTATATCACGGGCAACTAGAGAGCCGCTTGGGGTTGAGGAAGAATATTATAGCACTCAATCATCTAATAAAAATCCTGTAACAGGATATTAAGAGGAAAAATTATGGCTATTTATGATGATAGTTTAGTAAACAATTATAATGAACATAAAGTATATCCAGGAACAATCGAGGATATAGAAAAAGATCCAAATATTGCGAAAAAACTTGGAGATAAAGATTTACAGGAAATTGCAGACAAACTTTATAAAGATTATTTATCTGATAAAGATTCACGCCAAACATGGTGGGATACTATCTCGCAAGCATTGAAAATAGCCCGCCAAGAGGATGAGAGAAAGAACTTTCCATGGGAAGGTGCTGCAAATATTAGATACCCACTTATCGTATCTGCTATTGTGCAATATAACTCTCGCACATACCCAGAAGTAGTCAAAGGCGATAAGGTGGTTAATGTCGATGTACTAGGGGAAGACCCTCAGGGGGTAAAAGAACAGGTAGCAAAGAGATTATCACGTCACATGTCGTTCCAATTGCTAAAAGAAGTGCCTAATTGGGAACAGGAGATGGACAGGCTGTTAATGGTTCTTGCAATGATGGGCACAGCATATAAAAAGATATATTATGATTTCGTTAACAATATCCCAATTATTGAATCGTGTAGTCCTGAATATATTATCGTTAACAATTCGATAAAATCATTACAGGATGCAAGAAGAATTACTCATGTTGTTTTCTTAAATGAGAATGATATCTATGAGCGTATTCAAATGGGTTTATTCGATGATTTTGAGTACAAAAAAGTTAGCGATGATATCGAAGAAACTGGCTATAACAATGAAACTCCTAATCAGCAAAGTACAGATGATTATGGCATTAAAGACGGTGTACATCCGTTTTTAGAGCAGCACATGTTTTGTGATTTGGACGGCGATGGTTACCAAGAACCTTACGTTGTAACTATGCACTTGCCTACAAGAAAAGTAGTAAGAATTGTAGCTAGGTTTGCAATAGAAAATGTTAAAAAGATGGGAGATAAGATTTTATCTATCAAACCAGATTTACATTTCATAGATTACCACTTTATCCCCTCCGCTGATGGTTCATTCCATAGCCAAGGGTTTGGATCGTTACTTTATCACATGAACCATACGGCAAATACAATCATAAATAACTTGATTGACGCTGGAACGCTAAACAATACTGGTGGTGGATTTATAGCAAGCGCGTTGAACGCAAAGAAAGGACCTATGCGTTTTAGAATAGGTGAATATCAGGTGCTAGACGCAACAATGGGTACAGATTTGCGTGCCAATATATTTCCTATACCAGCAAGAGAGCCATCGTCTGTTCTATTCCAATTGCTTGGGATGCTGATACAGGCAACTAAGGAAATGGCGTCTGTTTCGGATATTATGCAGGGGCAGGAGAATGCGCAAAATTCACCAGCAACTACGGTATTAGCCCTTATTGAGCAGGGATTAAAGATATACACAGCTATTCAAAAAAGATTGTACCTTGCTCTTTCCAAGGAGTTTACAGCACTTTATCACATGAATAGAAAGTACATGGATAGAATGAAACTATTAAGTTATGTTTCATCAGGTTTGCTACAAGAACAAGACTATCAAGTTCCTGATTTAGATATTTTACCTGTTGCCGATCCTAAAATGGCATCTGATGCGCAGAGATTAGCTAAGGCACAAATGTTAATGTCCCAATATGGCAAGCCGGAAGTAAATAATTGGGAAATAATGAATAGATGGTTTCAGGCTACTGAAGTACCAAATCAAGAGAAAATACTGCCGCCTCCTCAACCACAGCCACCTCCACCAGAGGCATTAAAAATCATGGCAGAAACTAAACTAATCAATATGAAGACTGCGCATATTCTTATGCAAAGTGAGCTTGAGGCTATTGGTAAGCATCTTGAGCATTTACGTATTAAGTTATCCGCAGAACAGATTGGGGCGCAAGCGGCATTCCAAAAACTCACAGCTATTACTAACATGGCTAAAGTTGAGCAAGAAGGGGCGAATATCGCTCAAGCCTCAAAAGATGCTAAAGAAGTTCGTACGGATCAAAAAGATCATATCGAAACTAAAGACTTAATGTCGCCAGAAGCTAACGATATATTATCGACATTAGAGGATATACAGAAAAGAATTAATGTAGTACTTGTTGGTGCTAATAAGCAGAACACGGATTTACCTTCGCAAGATGGTGGTGCTGCTGGTGGCGGCGTTCCTACTGGCGCAGTGCCACAAACACCTGACCAATTAGCTGCTATTTTACAGCAGCAACAAGCCGGTCAGCAGGTTAGATAATAAAAAGAGGAGCACATGAATATAGCAGAATGGTATGAGCACGAAATAGCAGCTAATTTACGGCATGATTTAACAAATGAGATAAATCATTTGTCTCAAATGTTAGTAGACATGCTTGCGTATAGTGATGATGATATGAAAATAATTTCAAAAAAATTTCATCAAACGCAAGGTATTTTGGCAGCAAAGAGACAGTTTTTAAGTTATTTAACAAAACCAAAAACCGAGGAGGAAAATAATGACAGAGAAAAAAAATAATTTACCATTAAAAGCCGTTGGTTACCATTTGATTTTGCTTGTATTGGAAGAAGATAAGCCTGAAGAGAAGTCAAATGGTGGAATAATAATTAGCACAAAGCAACCTAAAGATATAAGAATATCTGAAATTGGGGTTGTACTAGATATTGGCTCTACAGCATTTTCAGAAATCGGTGGCCCAGAAGCGGCAGGTGTATTTAGCGAAGATAAAGTTATCTTTTCAAAACATGCTGGCGTAATTAGACATATTAATGGACAAGATTATCGAATAATTAATGATACAGATGTTCTTGCCGTAATAAAGGAGGATGAATTATGCTAGAAAACGAAATGGCAACGCTACCAGAAGAAACGGTAGTAGAAAATAAAACCCCTGAAACTCCAAAAGAAACTGTACAAACAGAACAAGATATACTTTCTGAACTTTATAATGTAGCTAAACAAGATGATGTTGGGGCGCAAGATCAACCTGTAACTCAAGAATATACAGAGGCAGAAAAAGAAGCTATGTCTATGGGCTGGAGACCAAAAGATCAATATACTGGAAATAAAAAGTATAGAGATGCTGACGAATTCCTAGAGTTTCATCATTTAAGGAAAGGATATAGTAACCTAGATAAGCAAAACAAAGAACTTAAAACGGCAGTTGAGCAGTTAGGCAAGTTTTTAATAACTAAGGAGCAGACTGAGCTTACAACAACTCTTCAGCAAGTTGCATTAAAAAAAGTTGAAGCTGTTAAAATGGGAGATATCCAAACGTACCAGGCTTTAGAGGAGCAGGAGAAATTATTAAATAAACAAATAAGGGAAATTCCCGCTCCTATACCTCAAGATACTGGAGCAGCTAAAAACGCTCATGATGTTATTGCTTCTGATCCCGAACTTATGGATTGGGTTAATAAAAACCCATGGATTAAGAAGACAGATGCCAATGATTTGGCTACCGAAGTTGTAAGAAATTTTGCAGCAGAAAAGGAGCGAGAGTTTAGAGCCAAAAATCCTAATTGCAAGCACATAGACGCATTTAGATATGCAGAAATGTCAACCAAAACAAGATATCCTGAATATAAAGGATTTCAGCAGCAACAACGAACTAATAGTGTAGAGCCAGCTAGAAATTATAGCCAAGGTTCAATACCTAATAGAAAAATAACTATTAATGATCTTGGGCAGGATGAAAGAATAGCGGTAAGGAAAATGTGTAGTATTTCAAAAATGACTGAACAAGATTATATTGATGCTTTAATCAAAAGTGGAGCAATAAAACATGTCAGATAATACAGAACTATTAAAACAGGCGTTTGAAAAATCTAAAATTCATCAAGAACCACAAGTAGCATCTGGTGAACTTGAAGTTGATTATAAAAAAGAACCTGCGCCAAGAGGTAGACCTTCAAGAGAGAAATTACTAAAAGAAAGTAGAGGCGCACGCATTCCTCTTTACGATCAAGCTATTTCTAAATTCAAGGCAGATGTAAGCCCAGGATGTCAGGCCAGATTTGTTAACGATGATTTTCCAGGTAAAATAGCCAAATATGAATTAGCTGGTTGGAGAATAAAAGCAGAAGATGGGTTGCCGATTACGCGTATAGTTAATAGAAGTGGAACAAAAGCGTACTTAATGGAAACCGATAAAGATATTTTTAATGAAGATAAAAAACGAAAGCAACTTAGGCGTATTGATAGATTAAAAGAAATTTCAAAACCTAAAAAAGAAAAACCAACCGATGATAATCCTTATTATGGTCAGTTGAAAATAAATTTAGGTGATGAAAAATAATTTGACATGCTTTATTTTTTTACTTTATACTAGTTACAGCATTTGTATTTCATAGAAAATTTAATAAAGGGATAACTCCCCAGAATTGTCCCTTTATTTACATAAATAAGCCTTATCAGGCACACTTCATATTTACCTCCTTATATAGATCCATCAGCCAACAATCGGCTTCAATATTTTTACTTCTATTTAAATCCAAAACAAAACAACTTTAACTTTAAGGCATCTTTTGATGTCTCGTAATCCTTTTACTAACAATTTTTGGAATTGAGGTCTTTTTATGGCTAATGTTTCTCGTATTGTTGGTGCTGATTATGTTGGTTCGTTATTGGGGCACGCGGTTAATGCAAAAATAACTCCGTGTTTATACATCGCAACAGATGGCACAGCATCATTTATTGGAGACTTTGTTAAGTCTACCGGAGAAGATGCGGTTTATTCTACCACTGGATTGCGTTACCCAGTTGTCACACAAGCAGCAGCAACAGAAACCCTTAGAGGTTTCATTGTAGGTTTCGCTCCTGATCCTACAGATTTATCTAATTTATATCGCAAAGCCACTACTTTACGTTTGGCTTATGTTTGTGATGATCCTTATGCGTTATTTATCATGCAGCGCGATGGTACAAGTGCAGCTACTGATGTCGGGAAAAATACTGATATCGTGGTTGGTGCTGGAAATACCATAACCGGTATGTCAGGTATGTATCTTAATGGTACGGTTGGCACTGGTTCTGCACAAATTCGCATAATTCAAACTGTTCCTGGCGTTGATAATGCGATGGCTACTACTTATACCAAGTACATCTGCATGATTAACGAGCATGAATTTAAATCAACATCTGGCGTGTAAGGGGGAATAATATATGGCTGGAATAATCAATACAGGCTCTACTCCTAAACTCTTATGGCCTGGCTTAAACAAACTATGGGGTATGACTTATAGTCAATACGCTAACGAATGGGTTGAGTTTTTGGATAAAAACACTTCTGATAAAAACTATGAGGAAGATGTTGGTTTGACAGGAACTGGTTTATTCAGAGAGAAACCTCAAGGTGCGGCAATTGAATATGATTCAATGAAGCAATCATACATTACTCGTTATACCCATGTGGTTTGGGGATTGGGTTATATGATTACTCGTGAAGAATTGGAAGACGTGCTTTATCCGCAATTTGGTGCACAGAGAACTAAGCAATTAGCTTTCTCTGCTAACCAAACAAAAGAAATTATTGCTGCTAACGTTTTAAATAACGCTTTCAGCGGTTCTTATGTTGGTGGTGATGGCGTGCAGATGATTTCAAATCTTCACCCACTATCAGGTGGCGGATATGGTTCAAATGCTCTTGACGTTGATGCTGATTTATCAGAAGCAGCGTTAGAGGAAGCTCTTATCAAGATTGGTTCATTGGTTGATGATCGCGGTAAGAGAATTGCAGTAATGGGAATGAAATTAATCGTACCTATTAGCCTGCAATTTGAAGCGCAGAGAATCTTAGGTAACCCAGAACGACCTGGAACAGCAGAACGTGATATTAATGCTATGTACCAAATGGGTAAACTCCCACAAGGTTGGGTATTAAATCACTATCTGGATGACCAAGACGCATGGTTTATCAAAACTAACTGCCCAGATGGCATGAAGTTATTTGAACGCCGTGCAATTCAATTTGAACAAGATAACGATTTCGATACTGAGAATGCAAAATTCAAAGCTACTGAACGTTATTCTGTTGGTTGGACTGATTGGCGCGGTGTCTTTGGTTCACAAGGTGCTGGTGCTTAATATATATAAAGCAGCATCATTTATTTGGTGCTGCTTTCTTTTTTAATTATTTGAGGAATTTAAAATGCCTATTTCAAATTATCCACATGGTTTTACGAATGGTGTAACTGTTCGTGATTTACCATTAATTTTAACCCAATCTAACAATGGTAATGTTTTTTGGGTGGATTCCGTAAACGGGTCCAATGGCAATAAGGGAACATTTACTAAGCCATTAGCAACAATTGATTTTGCAATTGGCTTATGCACAGCAGATCAAGACGATACTATTATCGTTGCAGCAGGTCATACGGAAACAGTGGCAACTGTTGGTGGTTTGGCTATTGATAAAGCTGGTTTAACAATTGTATTTTTAGGGGAAGGATCGAACAAAGGTACTATAAAATTTAATGGTGTTGTTGGCGCATCTATGACGATAAGCGCGGCAAACACCACATTAATTAATCCAAGGTTTTTAACAGATTTAGATGCGCTTACTTCGCCAATTACTATTACTGCCGCAAATTGCAAAATAGTTAGCGCAGAATATTATGATGCCGCAGCTAAAGCTGCAACTAATGGCGTTGTTGCTTCAACGGCTGCTACAGGGTTGAAGATTTATGGATATAAATACTATGCAAGCACTACTGGCACGCAAAAAGCAACTCATATTCAATTAACTGCTGT